GTGATGCTATCACTCTTCCTTTCGAAGGTCTCATCGCAATACCTCACTCTCTAATCGAAGCTAAAATCAATGGCTAAAACTATCACTTCACTCACTAAGGAACTCTCGACAGCTCAAAAAGAGCTTTCCACCCTTTCTCTTCAGATCTCTACTCTCTCTACTGAGAAAGAGCAACTCACCGCCGTACTCCAAGAACGTCAGCGTTTGCTCGAGTACGTAGCATCTATTCTTCTCGAGATTCAGACTAACCTCGAAAAGTATCCAGCTCTCTTAAACATTCCGTCTAAAATCAAGATCTTCTGGGTAATCTCTAATCTTGGCTCAATCATTTCTTTCCTTACTTTCCTCATTTCCAAGATCAAAGAGTTCGCAACAAACATCAAGTTTAATAAGGATGCTCCTGCTCAATAACTTTGATCCGTCACAAGACTTTTGGCTCTCTAATCCGCAAGCTCAAATCATCTTCGCTGACTACGTCAACACTCCTTCGTCACACATGTGGGCGGCTCTGCTCTATGCTCATCCAGAGTCAAAGCTGTTTAACGAGTCGCCCACGTCTCGACGTCTACTCATCATCGAAGACTATTTAAAAGACCCCTCTTTCGATTGAGACTCTCTTCTTCCACTCATCGAAGCTATCAAAAGGCTAGCTCTTTCTAAGCCTCAACAGCTTCTTCTCAACTGGGAGAAGCGTATGTACGAACGAGAAGCTTTCATGGATTCGACCTCCTACTCTCAAGAGACGTATCAGATGAAAGAGCAGATGGCTAAGGAGACTCCTAAGATGTGGCAATCTTTTTTCCAGATACAAGATCTCCTCTCGAAAGAGAAGGCGTCCGTCACTGAAGGAGATATCGAAGAATCGCTCTCTGAAAAAGGCTTAATCTAACGCACATGAAACGTCACTATTCTTCGAAACTAGACAAAGATGAAGCTCTAGCTTCGTACTCTCCACCACCCTTACCAAAGTCTCCGACTCCTCCAGCAAAAGATTCTTCTCCTACACTTTGGCAAAAGCTAAAAAGGGTCGTATCTTTATAACATCAACCGGGGATGAACCAGGCTCGACTAGTTAGCTAGTATCTTTTAATCGACAATTACCACTTCACTCTTGGCCTCGACATAGATCAAGATCTGCTTCTCTCTGTAGCGGATGAAACAACAGAGACAGTACCGTCCACATTACAAGAAGTTTTAGTTTAATCACCACTCACACGCTTACCCACACGCTAGTAAACTAGCCTACTAACTAGGACGCGGGGGCAGTGCCCGCCATCTCCAAGCGCCTATGCGAATTAAAGAAAAAGTTTGTTCTAATTGTCTTCAAACTTTCAAACCAACGTCGCGGCATCGACTCTGTCCTAAATGCAGAAACTCTCTCTGCAGGAAGGAATGCCAAAATTGCGGACGACCTATTCAGTGTAAGTCAAAATATTGCGTACTATGTTCTAACAAATTAGAGCCGCGCAATACTTCACCACTAAAGATCAGAGCCGCAAACCACGCTTTGAATAAAGCCCGTTCTCGTCACCACGTAGTAGACATAACTGCTGACTATCTAATAGAATTATTAGAACACCAACAGTCTAGGTGTGCTTATACTGGTTTACCGATGTACTTACCTACATCTACTAAGTCTTGTGAAGATAAACGGTTATGCGCATCTTTGGACCGAATCGACTCCACCCTACCATACACAAAAGGTAACGTACAATGAGTAGTCGTACCAATTAATCTAATGAAAAATACTATGTCTGACCAAGACACTCGTGAATTTATTTCGTGGCTCAAGAATTCTTAGTGCCCGCCATCTCCACCATGACACGACTCGACGCAAATCTCGCAATTATCGACATCATCGCTTCTTACGCTAAGGCCTATCCGACTCTCAGATTCGGACAGATCCTTACTAATCTTGACGTAGCGACACATCGCACATCTGACCACGGCTACCTCGACATTTTCAACGAAGAGCCTCAGTCAACACTTCAAAGAGTTACTGATAGTTTGCCGAGGATTGACTAGTGATCGCCTCGAACGCCCGTCCAAGGGACGCTGCCTATCCTAGGCTCACGTTTAAACGAACTAAGGATGACGCTAGGAAAGACTAGATCTACGGAGAGATGGCAGAGCGGTTTAATGCACTAGTCTTGAAAACTAGCGGTCTCACGATCCCCGAGTTCGAATCTCGGTCTCTCCGCATCACCTGTGTTGGTGCTAAACAGTGTGGTTTAAGTTGTAAAAACTTACCACACACCTACTCTAGTGGCGGAATCGGTAGACGCTATACTAAGCAGCTGAAGCTAGGCAATTCAGCAGTACAGGTTCGAACCCTGTCTAGAGCACCCTCTCGAGGTATAGTATGTGGTGTACGATGCACGTTCGAATATCCGCGCGGTCACTTCGGAAAGAGTAAGTTTAATTCTTATCATACTAACTATGGATAAAATATACCAATTCTTAGGTGAGTTTGATTCTTCTAAATTAGAAGAGCTTACCGTTCAAGATCCTGATTGGGTTCTTGCACACTTTAAACATGACAATTGGGGTACTCTAACATCTAGAGAACACTATGAGCAATCTAAAAGATTAGATAAAGAGTTCAAAGAGTTAGAGGCTTCCCTAACATTCGGAAAGAAACCCACTTAATATGAAACACGTAGAATACCTTACTAAGGCAGAATTTTTAGAGCGTTTTGGTCATCTTTTGTCCGACGAAGAACTTAAGCCTCTAAACTTGAATCCAGAAGATTTAGACCCTTACAGAATACACTTTATTCCTAAGACTGAGCTAGAACTTCGTCTTAAGAAGTACCCACGAGTTCCTGCTGAATGTTACGACAGCCCTCACACACTAGAAAATGAAGACTTACAAAGTAAAAGTACGTAAGGGTTACTTAGGTGACTTTGCCCGCGAATGGTGGACTGATGAAGACCACGTTACATGGGATAAACATGTGGAGCAGTTAAAAGCTGACGGTACTTTTGGCGAAGAATCTACAGTAGAAATCTCTCTAATACATAATCCTAAACTTGACGCTTGTCAACTATACTCTCCACTTCAAAGTGCTCGATTTGATTTTCTAGATTTTTCTAAACCACTACCTAATGAATAAAGATCTGATAGTTCAACAAGTAATCAATAAGTTTGAAACTCGTTCAGCATTAGGAATCGCTAAGTACGGCACTACGCTACACGACAATAATACAGATGATTTCCTTACCCATCTTCAGGAAGAACTGATGGACGCTACCCTTTATGTTGAGAAATTACGTCAGTCCCCCAAACAGCTTTTCATAAAGAACACGCTCGTCAAAGATTCGGAGGGAATAGTCCTTAGATGTATTGTCGCTGATCGTGAAACAGCTATCTTTGCTCCATATTCAGAGAATCCACAAGATGGTTCTTTCTACACTAATTATTCTGAGCTTTCAGCGTACTTTAACGATCCTTCTATACCTAACGATCTAATAATTATCTAGCATGGAACAACCACTACTTACACCGCTAACACTTGAGGTTAGCATCACTAATAAGCATGGCGATAAGATTCGTCACTATTACGAAGAAATGACTGATTCTAATGGCCACCCCATTGAGCTTCAGATAATGAATAATTTAGACTACATTTGTGAGTCCATAGCTCACTGGCTAAAATTAGATCGCATAGAATTCGAAACGCGCATTCCACCTAATGATAACGACGAGTACGTCGTCAACTACAAGAACGAAGACAGAAAGTTCCCTACAGAAACGGTTGTTTTTGCAGACAATCTTACTAACATTAGAGCTGGCATTATCAAAGGCACACCTTCTATCACAATTCGAAAAAGTTATGCTACGTAGATTTTCACAAGCTTAATTACTCGGGGGTGCTTCACTGTTGCAGAACAGGACTAGTCTTCAAAACTAGACGACTGGGGTCCAAACTCAGTTTATTCGGGTGCAAGTCCTGACACCCTCGCAAAATTCAACAACTATGAACTGTCTAGAATTCGCTCTTAACGAGTGGCAGAATAATCCTAACGTCATTATTCTTTACGATGCAGACCACGTAGTATGTATTACAGACAAGTGCTACGACCAAAACGGGCCTTGCGCATACTTCTTAGATCCTACGAAATATCTTCCACTTAAAGAATATGGTCTAAGACATCTACTCAGCTCTTTCGACTTAACTACACACTATTCGAACATTTTAAAAGCTTACCTAAATCAATAATCACTATGTCACACATGCTAATGGAATCTTCAGCCTCTCCTTGTCCTTGTGAAGAACGCGCTTCAACCGAACTTACTCGCTACACGATTCGTTTCTCTACTCAAGAGCCCGTTAACTTAACGACAATCCAACATCTAGTAGACACAGCTTTTCCTAACGCTCGCATAGATGCTCTCGAAATCAACCGATGGTAACAGCCAACCTATCGTTTCTAGACAACGAAGTACTGCTCTATCACTCGACACTCCAACTAGAGAGTGTGAAAGATGTCGACAAAGCGCTAGACGCAGAGCTCTCAAACTTAAAGATGGCGATATTCGCTCACATCTACAAAAACCGTCCTTCAGAGTGGCACGAACCAACGCCGCTTCCTAACACAAACTTACTCAATGACAAAGAAAGTTATTACAGGCCCATCACTCCAGACGTCACTACTTAATGGCGTAAATACTATTGCTAATGCAGTAGGATCAACTCTTGGCCCACTAGGCCGTAACGTAGTTATCGAAACTCCGTATGGCGCAACAACTGTTACTAAAGATGGTGTTACAGTTGCTCAACAAATTACTCTCGAAGATCCTCTCGAGAACTTAGCTGTTCAAATTATTAAGCAGGCATCAGAGCGCACAGCTTCTATAGCTGGCGACGGACCACAGCCCCTTTATTCGAAAGTTCTCACACCAACTGGGTGGACAACTCTAGGTGAACTAAAAGTTGGAGATACCATTTGTGGTACAAATGGTACTACACAAAAGGTCGTAGGCTTTTACCCTAAAGGACCCTTACCTTTATATAAGGTTATTTTTTCGGACGGAAGAACAGTTGAATGTTCGGAAGACCACTTGTGGACCGTGACCACTAATTACGGAAAACAAAAAACTCTGCCTCTAAGTGAGCTTATAAATCAAGGTTTGTCGTTAATTAACGACGACGGCCACAATAAGTACAAGTTTTTTGTTCAAACTACTGAAGTAGAATTTGATGAAAAACCCCTCCCCTTAGATCCTTACTTTCTAGGAGTATTGCTTGGAGATGGTTCCCTAAGTGGAAGTGGTGCAATTGAGCTCTCGTTAGGCCTCAAGAAGGCACACATACTACAAAAGCTTCTTTTGCCAGAAGGCATGAGTTTTACGATCGCTTTAGATGAATCTAAAAATTATATTAGAGTTAGATTTCAAGGTGCTGATAAAAATGGGAAAAATCTAAAAGACATTCTTTTAGATTTAAATTTGCTCGGAACACATAGCGCTACAAAATTTATTCCGGACCTATACCTCTATTCGAGCTTAAAATCTCGCGAAGCCCTTTTACAGGGTCTCGTAGACACTGATGGCCATGTTAATCTTCGTGGCAAATTCGAGTTTAGTACTATAAGCGACCAACTATCTGCCAACTTTCAAGATTTGGTACGCTCACTGGGCATTCAGACGCACTACACAAAGTTAGACCGAACATATTCTGGCGGATATTCTGTAAACCCAGTCCATCGGATAGTAGAATTAAAAGGGTACAAACACGGCATCAAAATAGTAGATGTTCAACCTCAAAACAGATTTGAGGAGATGGTCTGTATTAAAGTTTCAAACGATGACCATTTGTACATCACAGATGAATATGTCGTCACACATAATACAACTACTGCAACAGTACTCGCGCAAAAGCTTTATTCCGAAGCACTTAAACTAGTTAACTCGGGTGTCGCCCCTATCCACATCAAGAACGATTACGAAGCCTACTTAAAAGCTATCGCCCCTCTTATCGACGATAATACGCTCCAGATTACGACGCCTCAAGACACGTACCAGATCGCACTTATTTCTGCGAATAACGATCCGACTATTGCATCTCTTATTTCGACAGCTATCGAATACGTAGGCAAGGATGGCTCGATTACACTCGAAGAGTCTAAGACTGGCGAGTCGTATGTAGAGCTAGTAGACGGTACTTCTTTCGAGCGCCCTTACGCTTCTCCGTACTTCGTCACTAATCCGCCTAAAGGGACAGCTGAACTCACCAATCCGCTCATCTTTATTACGGATAAGAAACTTCGCTACAATCAAGAGCTTCTTCCCGTACTCAACTTAGCAGCCGATAACTCACGTCCACTAGTTATTATTGCAGACGATATCGAAGGTCAAGCTCTTCAGACGCTCGTCATCAACAAGCTTCGCGGTACTATCGAGGTGCTAGCTATCAGAGCTCCTTCGTACGGTGAGAACCGTCTCGAAGTACTTAAAGACCTCGCAGCCCTCACTTCAGCGAACCTTATTACAGAGCTCTCTGGAACACGTATCGAAGATGTTAAGCTCACTGATTTAGGTGAAGCGGCTAAAGTGATTTCTTCGCGTCACCAAACTATCATTGTTGATGGTGTTCAAGATCCCACCCAAATCGAAGCTCGTGCGAGTACAATCACACAGCTTCTCGCTCAACATCAGCCAGACTCATATTTCTATAAGCAGCTCTCTACTCGACTAGCTAAGCTCACTGCTAAGGTTGCAGTGCTCAATGTAGGAGCACCTACAGAAACCGAGCTTAAAGAGCGCAAAGCCCGTGTTGACGACGCACTTCGAGCTACTACAGCAGCTATTAAAACTGGTTTCGTAGTTGGTGGCGGTACGCTTCTCGCTAAGCTCTCGACTACCCTCCCTAACGATCTTTCGTCTAAAGCCTTCGCACTAGCTCTTCAAGAACCTCTTCGTCGAATAGCTGAAAATGCTGGACAATCTCCGTCTCTCGTCCTTTCAAAAGTACTTGAGAACCCTTCGATTTCATTCGGTTATAACGCTTTAACTGACTCCTATACAGATCTTATCGAAGACAAGGTTATCGATCCTGCACTCGTAGTGAAGCAAGCGCTACTCTCCGCAGTTTCAGCAGCAAACATGCTCATCCTATCTTCGACTGCAGTCTACAATGTAGATCGCACTCCTCCTTATTCTCCAGGCTCTCTAAATGATTTTGAATCGCACGAATCCTAACGACTTCATAGTCGAGATTCCGCAGCATCATCCGCTTTCTTCAGCATATTTATCGTTCTGACGCGAGCAAAAAAGACGTTCAATAGAAGGTTATTGGGTAGGTGGCATTTGAATGCCTCCTGCCCTTTACTATTATGCGAACTTCGGAACAATCAAGAAGAACCGCTCTAAGTATTCAGCTTCCTCCAAGATCTATGCGCGGCCTGACTTACGAGACATCGAATGGGATCTATTCTATCTCTATACAGAAGCGCGAGGATTCTCAGGATTTTCTCTCGACCCCGTCTACTCCTCTAACAAAGCTCTACTTGACGCAGAAGTAACTGACGATATTCTTCGACTTCACCTGCCATCTACACTCAAGGCTGACGGATCTCGCAAAACATTCGTTCCAGCTCGCGAGTATATGCGCGCTCTACACCCTACCCAACTAGGCGCACCTCTTTTCGAAAATGAAAAGCAGAACCTTCTTCTTCTCGGTACTCGAGATCTCGGCAAGTCGTATGCTGTAGGTGTAGGCATGGTTGGCCACATGTTCCTTTTCGATGGCGCAACTTCTTATTCAGAGTCTCGCGAAGAGCTCTCTCCAGCTGAAGTTCTTGTAGGAGCATCTGTTTCAGACAAATCTCGAGATCTACTTAAAAAAACAAAAGACTCGTTCGATTTCTTACCGGGCAAGCAAATCATCGCCTCACGCACTTACCCTTCTCCTTTCTCTAAACAGTACACAGGCTCGTGAGCAGTTAATGCTGATATCAAGGCCGAATATAAAAAGAAGTCTGATGGGCGATGGGAGACAGTGGGCTCCCGCTCTACGATTAAGCATCGCTCTTTCAACGAAAACCCGTTTGCTGCACAAGGTACTCGCCCTGACTTACTTGTCATCGAGGAAGCTGGTCTAGCTTCAGAGCTCAAAGACATCTTCGTGCACACTGTCGACACACTGCGTCGAGGTCTAACTAAGACTGGGACATTGCTTTGCTTGGGTTGTGTCGTAGCTGGCACTAAAGTTTGAACATCTAAAGGTAAACTTCTAAACGTCGAAGATCTTACCGTAGAAGATGGAATCTTAGGTTACTCTGGATCAGCAATTGTACCTCTACCAATCACTAACATTAACCCAATCGCAGTAAAACAGTGTGTCAGAATTACGACCGAAGGTAACAACGTTATCGAAGCCTCTATAGACCACCCATTTTTAGCCTCTTCTCGTAAAGAACGGCTTTCTAACACAACGTACAATTATAATTTCAAGCAAGCCGCTACACTAAACGTAGGTGATTACTTAGCGCTAGCTAACGAAATCCCGTTTTTTGGAGAAGTCGAGGAAAAAGACGCTTACTTAATAGGGCTGATGCTCGGTGACGGCTACTTTAAAGGCTCGTCAGTTTCGATCGATAACGACGAAGTCTACAACTTTATTTCGACTAACTACGAAACGTCTACACACAAAAGGTACGAAACTAAAAAAGGGACGCTGTACTACGAGCTCTACATAAAAGGGATTAGTCAAAAGCTAAAAACTCTAGGGCTAACGGATCTTACTAAAGAACAAAAAGATTTTCCGCTTACAGCACAAGAATTTTCGAAAGAGTCTTTAGCACTTCTGCTAGCAGGTTGCTTCGACTCAGATGGAAATGTCAATAGGTCTAAAAAGACAACACGTGTTGTTCTAACTAATATTTCGTTAAAACTACTTCAATCGGTTAAATGGGCCCTTTTAAAATTTGGCATCCATTCTTCGATCTACAAAGAGAAACGAAACACGAAGCCCCCTAAAGGCTACGAAAATCAGCTACCGCATATTTACAGACTCTACATTTCTAGAGACGCAGACGTCGCCACGTTTAAGCAGTACATTCCAATTAAGCATTCTAAAAAAGTCGAAACTCTAGGCCAATTTACTCCAGGTAATCGTCAAGTTGGAAAACACTTAGGAGTCTTCACACTTACAAACCGCCATGAAGACGAAACATTCTTAGCCGATAACTCGTCGATTTCTAACTTTAGATTCGTACGCGTGACTTCTGTCGAGGCAATTGGTGAAAAAGAAATCTACAACCTAACTGCAGGAGAATATCATAACTATCTAGCCAATGGCTTCATCACCCATAACACAGGTGGAGACATGCAGAAGGGCACGCTCGCAGCTTCCGAAATGTTTTACGAGCCCGAGAAATACGACTTCCTTTCTTTCGAAGATACTTACGAGTCTCGAGGCAAGATAGCATATTTTGTGCCCGCCTACTATTCTCTCGATAAGTTTCGAGACGATTGGGGTTACGTAGACATTCAAAAAGCTACAGAAAGCCTACTGCTTAAACGCAAGAAACTAGCTGGTGATTCTGGAGGTTCGTTCGCTCTCGACCAAGAGATGCAGTATCGTCCTCTCGTACCTTCCGAGATGTTTCTTTCGAAAGCAGCTAACATATTCCCGTTCGCAGAAATACGCCGCCGTCTCTCAGAACTACAGACTACGAAAGAATACGAAATGTACGAGCACAAGGTCAACCTATATTTTGACCCTTCTTCACAGTATAATGGTGTGTCGTACGCTATCGACCCCTCGCTAAATCCGATCACACGTTTCCCGTGAGACTCTGACGACAGAGAAGGTGCAGTAGTTATCTACGACTTCCCGCACTTAGAAGATGGTAAAGTGCCTCCTGGCGCTTATATCATAGGATGCGACCCTTTTAAAGATGATTCACCTGACGGGCCCTCACTCGCCGCTGTCTACGTCATGAAGACGTCTAAGTACTTTGCGACGATAGGCCACGACGAAATAGTAGCATCTTACATAGGTCGTCCATACATGGGTAAGAATGCTGTCAACGAGATCCTGCATAAACTAGCGCTCTTCTACAACGCTAAAATTTACTTCGAAAATTCTGTCGGCAACGTAAAAGACTACTTCGAAAAAGTTCGACGCCTCGACCTACTCGCTACGCAGCCAACTACAATTTTCAACAAAAAAGCTTCGTTCCTTTCGAATCAATCGTTCATCTATGGCTACCCCATGCCAAACCAAAAAGTTAAGTGGGAAGCTCTGCAGTATCTACGAGCTTGGCTACTTACAGAACGTTCAGACTCTAAAAGAAACTTAGACCTCATCAAAGATCCAGCCCTTCTTCAAGAACTTATTTCGTTTAACCTCGACGGAAACTTCGACAGAGTCATGGGCCTCACTGGCTGCATAATAGGGCTCGAAGAAATATATAACCTACAAAGACGCACCGAGCATTATCAAAAAGAATCTTCGGAGCTAGACAAAGAATTTACTAGACTTATTGTCAACAACAAAAAACTTTTCCATGAAAATTTTTCCAAAACAAAGGCTAGCGTACTCTGAGAAAATTAAGTCGGACTTCAAATGGGCGAAAGAAACTATCGACCACTTGCTTCTTAATTTTACTCTCGAGGCTACCGTAGTCAATCAATATCACACTGACTACTTCAGAAAGCTTTCTAATTACCAGCTCTATAACAATCAGCTAAACCAAAAAGATTTCGAAAAAGAGTGTAACCCACTCGGCATCGATGTCGGGCAATTTGCTGACGAGATTCAACCGTACAACAAAACGTACAACAAGATTCAAGTCTTGCTAGGTGAGGAGCTGCGTCGTCCGTTCAACTTCCGAACTATACTTGTCAATTCAGAAGGAGTTCGTTCGAAGATCGCACACCGTAACGCACTAATTCGTCAATACGTAGAAACGCAAGTAAAGAAAACTCTAGCTCAATTCTCTGAGCTCTATTCTGAAGAACTGCTAGAAGAAGCTTCGACTCCGACGCTCGACCCTTCGCAGATAGATGTCTACATGAAGACTACGTATCTCGACGCACGCGAACGACTTTCTTCGCAGATGCTGCGCTACCTACTCCGTTCACTCGACATCAAAGACAAACAGTCTGATGGCTTTAAACACGCATGCATTGCTGGCGAAGAACTTGTCTACGTGTCTTCATTTCGTAACGAACCAGTACTCGAGATCGTTAATCCGCTCGGATTCTTTTCGCACAAATCACCCGAGACTAAGTGAGTTCAAGACTCTCTTTTCGCAGGCTATCGTACGTATCTCACTCCTTCAGAAGTCCTAGATCGTTATGGCGACTACTTGACAGAAGAACAACGTAAGACCATCGACTCTACTTCGATGGCACCATCAGGCATCAAGTCTGACACTATCTCTGGAGCACATCGTTACGGTCACGAAAACATGGATCGCAACGAATCGACAACTCCTTTCTTCGAAGGTTCGTATTCACCGTCATCCGTAGAAGACTGGCTAGTCGAGCACGTAGAATGGCGCTCACAACGTAAGGTAGGCTTTCTCATCACCACTCCACTAGACCAAGAACCTTCTGAGCAGATCGTATCTGAAGACTTCGAAGTTCCGTCTATCGCCTCGAAGACAACTATCTTAAAAGAGTACAATCGAAAGCAAACGTCGTACAATTGGACAGACGAGCTAGGCACTTCTTACTCACTTCACTGGTCGTGGATTCCTGAAGTTTGGCAAGGTACTCGTATCGGTCGCACTATCTACTGTATGATAGGCCCTAAAGAAGAGCAGTTCCGTTCGCAAGATAATCCGTACGAAGTAAAGCTCGGTTATCATGGCCTGGTCTATAATGCGATGAACGCTTCGTCTATCTCGATAATGGACCGCATGAAGCCTTTTGCTTATCTCTACTTTATCGTGATGCACAAGCTCAAAAAGCTCATTGCTCAAGACCAAGGCAAAGTGTTCCCTATCGACGTTTCGATGATAGATCCTAAGATAGGACTCGAGAAGACACTCTACTACCTAAAAGAACTCAACTTAGACTTCTATAACCCGCTTCAAAATGCTGAAGTTCCTTCAGTAGCTCAGCGTGGTAAAGTTACTTCTGCGATCGACATGTCGAACATGCAGCACATACTTAACTACGTATCCTTACTCGGCGCACTAGATCAGCAAATTTCTGAAGTGGCAGGCGTAACGCGCCAACGTGAAGGGCAGATTCTACCTACTGAAGCTGTTACTAATGCAGCAGCTAACGCACAAATGTCGTCAGTGATTACGCAGATTTATTTTCAGGCTCACGATAAACTCTGGGAAAAGATTCTCACTTCTCTTCTTCAAGTAACACGCCAAGCTTGGAAAAACAAGAAGATCGTGAAGCAATATGTTCTCGACGATCTATCAGTAGCTACTCTCGAAATGTCTGAAGACGCGCTTCAAGATGCAGACTTAGGGGTTTTTGTTACGGACTCTGGTAAAGAAGTCGAAATGTTTGACGCGCTCAAGGGCATGGCTGATGGATTACTCAACACAAACCGAGCTACGTTCTCAGACCTCATCAAGATGTACAAATCTAACTCTGCAGAAGAACTTCAAAAGCTTATCGAAGATTCTGAAGACAAGATGCGCGAGCAAGAATCTCAAAGTCAACAGCAACAGATCGAAGCTGCTCAACAGGCTCAACAAGCTGAACAACAGTTCGAACTCGAGAAGCAAGCGCGTGAGCACGAAAATCAAATTACTCTTGCTGAAATTAATTCGTTCCGTTTCCAAGATAACCAAGACATAAATAGCAATCAAGTACCTGACCAACTTGAAGTAGCTAAGCTTAAATACGACCAAGAATTCAGAAACCGTAAGCTCGACTTAGAAGAACGCTCTGTTAAAGTGAAAGAAAAACAAGCTTCTAAACCTAAATAAAGCTATACTCTTCCCAAGTCCTTACATTTTCTCACATCTTATTTTACTCCTGACTCAACTTAATTTTACATGGACAAGCAAATAACACTCGACGACATCTTCGACGATAACTATACTTCACCAGAACCAATCGAAGAACCAATCGAAGAACCCATCGAAGAACCCATCGAGCCTACTGACATCGACGACACCTCAGAAGTACGCAAAGCATACTTCGATTTCTTAGTCGAAAATGAAGTTCTCGATCTCCCTTCAGAATTCGAATACGACGGTTCTTCCGAGAAACTTCAAGAAGCGCTAGAGCTAGCCAAAACAAACCAACAGAAAAAGATCGTCGAAAGCTTTTGGAACACTCTTCCCGAGGATCTACGCGAAGCATACGAATTTGTTTCGGCTAACAACGCAACTCTCGAAGATTACTACGAATCTCGCCTACAAAATCCAGCTACTCTAGACCTTT